CAAGGTGAACCTCCCGGCATTGTGAAACTGAGCATAATGCACACTTCCACAACCTGTCAAGGGAAAAATATATGCCGCCTAAACCGAAGAAAAAGAACGATGTACCGGTCACGGCTTCTCGGATTGAAGAACTGCGGAGCAAGTTCGGTGACAGCCAAACGGCATTTGCTGCCCGGATAGGAACGATTCCTTCGAGCGTTTCAAAATGGGAGGCTGGCAGAAATCGTCCAACCCCAGAGATATTTGCGAGGCTATCTCGCATTGCCGAAGGATCAGATAAGCTGTTTTTTCTCGATCAGGCGGGAATACCCGAAAACTATTTTGAGCAGCGAGAGCCGCCGGAAAAGAAAGTGTGCAGGGCAACGGACCCGGAATTATTGGCTGATGTGCTAGAAGCGGTCACTTCGGCTGCGAACAAATTAGGCGTGATCCTGACCAAGAAAAAATATGCGGAGATTGTATCGAAGGTCTATGATTCTTGGCTGGGCGAAAAGCATCGCGATTGCTCTATTGTGGATAGGATGGTTGATCTCGCCCGTAGCCCATCAAACCGGAAAGTGAAGGCATGATGCGAAAGAGTGCAATTCTAGTCGCAGTCATTGTTTTGCTCGCTGTGGGCTGTCTGTTCGCGAACAATTATCATCATCGGCAAATTCGCAGACAGCTCCAAATCGCCTATTCATCCGTTTCCACAGCGGAAGATTATTACCAAAATGGGGCATTTCCAGAAGCTGATCTGGCCGCGCGCGGCTGTCTGGACGCTCTTGATTCGGAATCACTCAATCTAGCCGAAGCACAAGCCGCGAAGGCACTACGTGAATGGCTCTCCTCGCTTGAAAGCTTAGTGAGTTCGCACTCTATTGAAACTTCTGTCCTTCGCGCGGGCATAGCCGATCAGGCAGCAGCAAAAGCAGAGAAAGCGATGTCAGGTTTCCGAAAGTGAGAACGTGATGGTAGGATTTAGTTCCAACTTAAAAACCAACTATGACATGGGGCAGCACGCAGTCTCGATGGTGGAACAAGTCCTCCGTTGGGATGGAATTTATCGCGCCGATGCAGTTCTGATAATTGCTCAGCGCATCCTTGAAAGCGCTAAAAAGGGTGAAACGGAACGAGATTTCAGGCGTTGGTGCGGTTCGGACGAAGCGCCATATTGCGTGTCCGCTTGGCATGAATTCGCACTGCCAAACACCGATTCCAGAAAATGGCCAGAGATCCTCTTCACTAGCGTCGTTTTGGACATCTACGCGTATCATCGATATAACCAGATCAGAGAGTCATCGAACGAGGATTTTCCTTATTGGCAGCTTGACTGTATGTCCCGATACTGCAAGAAGCATTCTTCACTCGATCAATATATCGCTCGCCCTGATGACCCGATTTGGGAAGACATCTTTCCACCAAACGGCTGGATGTGTGGATGCTCGGTTTTGCCCATCATGGATTTCGACGTTCCTCCACGTAAACGGATTGGACGCCCCGTATACGAGGCTCTACGCTCGCAGTGCCGAAATTGGTTGCAGACGCGCCCAGATCATATTCTCAAGTTGCTTTAATTTCGCAATCACCCCATCTCGCGCCGCACTCCGCACCGCGCATCATTCCATCTATCGCAGATAAATCGGCTAATGCAGTTGCCGCACTGCGCGACGAAGTCGCGCCCTATTCTGGCTTCAATTGTTCCGCACATCTCTGAAAAAAAGGACGTCGTGCGGAGCGCCAGAGCGAGTGCAGCGCAGCTGAAATGCCGATCCATTTTGACTGCGCTGGCTCGGGAAGAAGAGCGATGGAAATCAGTCCAGCAGGGATGGCGTTGTTGAAGCGGAGTGAAGGTTTCCGCAGTCACGTTTACAAAGACGCGGTTGGATTTCCGACGATTGGCTATGGCCACAGGCTTCTGCGCCCGGACAGCTTCCCAAACGGCATTGACGAGGCTGAGGCCGAGACGTTGCTTAACTTCGATCTGCGCACAGCCGAGCAAGCCGTTGCGCGCCTGGTGACGGTTCCGCTAACACAGGGCCAGTTCGATGCGCTGGTGGACTTCACGTTCAACCTGGGCGCGCAACGTCTGGCTGCCTCAACCCTGCTCAAAGATCTGAACGCCGGCCGCTACGACGATGCGGTAGAGCAGCTGCTGCGCTGGGATCACGCCGGCGCGGAAGAGCTTGCCGCTTTGAAGACACGCCGCGCGGCTGAAGCTGAGTTGTGGCATGGACAGGAGGTCCAGTGAGCACACCGGTCGTTCCCGCCACTCTCGTTACGCCCTCGCCGTGGCCGCGTCGCATTGGTATTGCGTTGTTAGTTGCCCTGATTGCCCTGGGCGGCTATGAATGGCTCGCGGAGCGCGAATCCCGGATCAAAGCTGAGGCGCAGACGGCCGCGCAGCAGAAGGGCATTGACGCGGCTAAGAGCGATGCCTCGCAGGTAGCCGCGCAGCTCAAGACAACGCTGGCTGCGCTTGAACAGCAGAAGAGCAAACCCGCGACGCCGCAGCAAATCATTCTGGACACTTCAAGGCTGATTCCTTCATTGCCGCAGCCCATCACGATTCAGACAGCGCCAGCGCCGGCGGTGGGAAATGGACCCGCGCAGCCGGGAGTGGCGGACTCGGCCAAGGTTCCGCAGCAGCAAATCATAGTTCCGGCAGCCGATTTCCAAGCGATACAGAACGCCGAAATTGGCTGCCAGGAGAATACAGCCAAGCTTGCTTCCTGCGCGTTGACGGCTGCGGACACGGCCGCAGAGTTGAAAGCTACCGAGGCGCAGCGCGATACCTGGGAGAAGACGGCTAAGGGTGGCACCTGGATTCATAAAACATTGACGGCCGCGAAGTGGATCGTGATTGGCGCGGGCGCGGGATACGTGGCGGGGCGCAAATGGTAGTCGTCGACAAAGCCTTGGCTTTCGTCCGCTCCTGGCTGAGCGAGCCGGATGGCACGATCAGCAATGCCCGGATCTGCGTTGTGATTGTGATCTGCTTTGCGACAGGGTGGATGACAGCGCTGTTATCGAAGGTCCACGGCGCGGTGACGGTTCCGGAGTTGACGGCTTTTGTTGGGCAGTTAGGCATGTACGTCAGTGGCATTTGCGCAGCTCTTTACGGCGTGAACAAGTTCGCAGATGCATATAAGAATCGGGCGGATCGAGAAGGTCCGCCCCCACAACAGGCGGGAGATCCTCCCGCGCAGCAGTGAGAGAGGGAAAACATGATTTTCTTTTGGTTTGTTGTCGTGTTCGTAACCGGCGTGATTCTGGGCGTAGTCTTCAACGGCAAGATCGTCGCCGCAGTGAAGAGTCTGGAAACCACCATCGAAACCAGGCTGATCGCGATTGAGACGGCCATCAAGGCGAAACTTTAACCGCATGGAGGAAAGGACACAGCTGCGAACTGGCCGGCGATTTAGATCGCTGATTCTGGATCTCTGCTTATTGTTCAGCTGGTTTTTTCTCCCTCACACCCTCTATGGCCGCTGGAAACAGCGCCTGAAACCGCAACGGACGAAAACTCTGAAGATCCGAATTGGAGAATCCATGGCCCCTGTAACCTTGCTTGTCGGACAATCGGTGCCCGCAACGGCCGTACCGCTTGAGGCGGACGGCGTGACCCCAACTCCTGGCGCAATCGTGTCAAACCCGTCCTGGTCGGTGACCGATCCGACGATTGCCAGTTTGACCGCGAACGCGGACGGCACAGCAACCTTGAAGGCTATTGCTCCTGGCACGGTCCGTGTCGACGTGGTCGCCGCGGTCACGGATAGCGACGGCACAGTGAGCACGTTCAGCGGCAGTAACACGCTGACCGTCTCCGCGCCCTCGCCACCTCCTACCGGACGCACGGCCAGCCTCGGTGTCAGCTTTGGGACGCCGAATTAACGAGATACCACCAATGAGCGAACGGCCTCGGATTGCCAGTTGCTCCAGTCGGATGTATCGGAGAGGGCGCGTACCCGAGGAACTCAACCAACCTACCGCTGCCGGACTCAACCAGGTCTGGCAGCGGCTGAAAAAGGCAAGCCGATGGCAAACGTAACGGCCACATTTAGCTCGATCACGCGGAAGAGATTTTTGCAGATCCGCGCCCGCATCCGCGCGCAGGCAGACAAGATGAGTTGCTCTGAGAGTTTGGGGTACGCCTCGGCGGGACATGCCTCGGGCGATTCGATGGAGATCGAGTGGCTATACACCGAAGCAGAGCAGAAGCTGATTATCACTTGCACAAAGCGGCCTCTCTGGAGAACTGAAGGCAATGTGCAGAACAGGATTCGCGGCTTAGTGGAGGCGCTATGAAACAGGAGTTATGGAACTGGGTTTGGACAGGCTTGGGATTCGGCCTGGCCGGATGGCTGGTAAGCCGGATTCCGTTTTGACTGGAGACTGGAGTTCGATGGACGGAAACGATGAGTGAGCCGTCGCGCTCGGGAGGCTCGGAGGGGGCAAAAAGGCAAAACGCGCCAGGAGGCGCGACACGGGGCTGAGGATGAATTTAAGCCCTACCCCACATGGAATTTTAGTGAACGGGTACGACGGGGGGTCACAGCCCCGGCATTTTGGGTTTTAAGCGCAAATTTATCCAGATCGGACCCCAAAAAGGGGCAGGACGGCTTTTTGAAGGGGAAATGGCCACAGTGACGACTTTAAATTTGAGCGGTGTCGGACCTCAGCGGGTGGATGTCCAGGCTGGCTTCCGAACGGGCTGGCTACGGCACCTGAAAGTTGCGCTTGGCGGCGCAACGGGGATGTCGGTCGCATTGGGAGCTTACGAGGTCTTTCGGAGTCAGCCGGACAGGAGTTTCCAGCTGCTACAGGTTTGGGGGCCGGCGTTCATCGTCGCCTTGATGGCTCTCTACGTCGCGGGCAAGTTCCTCGATGGCATGGTGGCGGCGATCCGCGAGAGCTTCGGCATGGTGGCCCAGAGTGTGCATGACTCAGCCGCAGCGACCGGACGTACGGCGGATGCGTTGACCAGGCTTGCGGACCAGGGAGGGCGCCAGGCCGAGCAGGTTGAGCGATTGGCAATTTACGCCGCCCAGGAGTTTCCAGGAGTTTATGAGCGCTTTGACCGGCAGGATGAGGTATTGCGTGAAATGGGCCGCAGTCTGAAGGGCCTGCATTCGATGTTAAGCAGCGAGAAGGCAGCGTTGGACAAAAAAGATCTGGAGGCTGGCGATGGAAGTGGAACGTAGAGAGATTCAGGCGCGGCGGCGGAGGGGCATCATCCTCAAGCTGGTGCGCGAGGGCCATGAAAACCAGCTCTCCCGTATGGACGATTTCGAGATGTGGGCCGTGCTTCAAAAAATGGGGCAAACGCTAGGCCGCGACCAGGTGGTCACGCTTCTGCAGGATCTCGCGGTGCTCGACTATATCGACTTCAAGACGGCCGTCAATGAAATCACTGGCCGCGTGGAGCTGAGCCAAATCGCGCTGACACCACTCGGGCTGCGCTTCTACACGCGCCGCCAGAGCAATGAGGATGTGCTTTTCAACTAATTCTCTGCCTAGAAGGGATAGCTGATGTTGAACTGTTCACACGAGTGGGAGCCCTATCTGATCTTTGGAAAGCAAGGTAGGGCCTGTCGTAAATGCGGAACGTTTGAGCAGATCACGCGGGGGCTATTCAGGCGCTTATTTGGCTATTCATATCTGAGGTTAATTCGCAATCTCCCGATCGAGTTCAAGAGGAATCACTGTGTCTAAGCCCAGGCCAAAAACCGGAGAAAAGCGGGTTACAAAGCTGCCGCTCAAGATTGACCGTCTGCCGCAATCGGCGCGCGATGCGATCCAGACGCTCTACGGTCGCGGACGCACCTGGGTAGAGATCGCCGAGCAGTCTGCGCTGCCTTTTAGTAAGGATTGGGAAAAAGACAACCAGGGCTTCATCGACTGGCCGAATATTGAACCGGATGTGCTTGATCTTTTCCCTGGATTCCGATTGGCCAAGTCGAGCCTGCAGCGCTGGTTTGATTTGCGCGTGAGCCAGGTCCGCGCCCAGGTTATGGCCGAAAGCGCAAAGGCTCGCGAGTGGGCCGAGGCTTTTGCCGGCAAAGACCTGCCAGGCACTAACGACGCCGTGATGAACGCCATGCGCGATCAGGTCTTTGCACTGATGCGCCAGGTAGGCCCCGGCGATCAGGCGAAGTTCCTCGACGGCCTGAATGTTTTATCGCTGACTCTCAGCCGCCTTCAACGTGTGGAGCTACAGGCTCGGCGCGTCGCGGTGGATGAGAAGAATGTGCAGATCAAGCTCGACCTCATCAAGGAAAAGGCCGGCAAGCTGATCGGCGAGATGGAAGGCCGCGACGGCAAACCGGCCGTGGCTCTTACACGCGAGGATCTTTTGGAGAAGGTGAAGGAGATTTATGGGGCCGTCTAAAGCCATCTTTCTCCAATACCAGCAGGATTGGATCAACGATAAGTCCCCGCTGAAAATCTGGAAGAAGGCACGCCAAATCGGCTTCAGCTTCTGTGCGACATTTCGCGCGGTCACAGACCTGGTTCGCCATAAGACGCTGTGGATAGCACTCTCCGCCGGCCAGCGGCAATCAAATGAACTGGCGCACAAGGCTCGGGAGCATGTCGAGGCGATTGCGCAGATTGAGCAAGCTGCGCGCGGCTATGAGTTCGTTGAGAAGGAGGGCACTGGAGCTTTTGTCGAGGGTGTCGAGCAGACGCAGTCAGTAATTCATTTCCCATCGAACAAGGCGCGCATGATCTTTCTGCCCGCTAATCCCGACACCGCCCGCGGCTACACCGGAAACGTACTGGCTGATGAGTTCGCCTTTCACAAGGACGCCAAGCGCATCTATGCGGCCATCTATCCGTCCATCACGCGCGGCTATTCAATCGAAATCGGCTCGACCTGCTTCGGCGAGTCAGGTATGTTCTATGAGCTGAGCGAGAAGGAGAACGGCTTCTCCAAGCACTGCACCACAATCTATGACGCCGTGGCGCAGGGCCTGGACGCGGATATTGACAAGCTGCGCGAGGGCTGCCCGGATGAAGACATCTGGGAGCAGGAGTACTGCTGCAAGTTCGTCTCTGACGCGACGAGCTGGATCACCTGGGATCAGATACAGGCGGCGGAGTCGATTTTCGCCACCGTCGATCTGCCGGAGGGCTTCAGGCCGGTTGGGGAACTGATTCTCGGCGTGGACATCGGCCGCAAGAAGGATTTGACGGTCGTCTACCTGCTCGAAAAAGCTCTCGGCGTTTATTGGACCCGCGCAATTGTACGGATGCGAGCCACGTCCTTTGCCATCCAGCGCAAGCGGATCGACTGGTTTTTTGAGAATCTGCCCATCCGGCGGGGCTGCTTCGACTGCACCGGCATCGGAATGCAGATGGCGGAGGAAGTTCAGGCTAAGTGGGGCACCTGGCGCGTTGAGCCAGTTAACTTCACGCTGGCAGTCAAAGAAGACCTGGCGGTCCGGACGCGCCGCGCCTACGAAGAAGGAATCATCCGGATTCCAGATGACCGCAACCTGCGCGGAGCAATTCACGCGGTGCGCCGGATTCCAACCGCCGCAGGCAACTTCCGCTTCGACGCGGATCGTACTGAGGCTGGGCACGCCGACGAGTTTTGGGCGCAATCGCTGGCACTACTCGCCGGGGATAACGGTGGAGTCTGCTCTCTCGCCGGTGTCAAGGCATCCGAAAAGCCCACCTCCTACTCGCAGATGAAGGGATACCTCTGATGGCCGACGCAAAGATTCCCGCAGTTCCGCCGCTACCGCCAAAGGGCGAGATGATCTCGTCCACCAGCCTTTACCTCCAGCAGATCTCGCTCTACCGGAATACGCTGGCCTTCGGCGGCACGCGCAATCCCACATCGATCTGGGCGGCGATGACCTATAACCAGCCCGAGACGATGGCTTATTTTCGCGAGCTGGAAGACAAAGACGAAGATGTTGCCAACTGCCTTGACACACTCAAGCTCTCGGTTCTGGAGCGCGATCGCAGTGTGCTTCCCGCGCCGCGTGATGAATCGTCACTCGCCAAGGATGTCAAAGAGTTTGTGGAGACGCAGCTCGATAAGCTCGACTTTCACGCGGTGCTCGATTGCATTCTCGATGCGCCCGGCTACGGCTTCAGCGTTCAGGAAATGATCTTTGATACCTCGGAGGGCCAGGCCGAACTGGTGGATATCAGCGACTGTCCGCAAGAACTATTTCTTTTTGGCAATCGCTTCTATCCGCAGGTGGGCAATCTGCAGCTCCTTGACAATCCCTGGGCCTCTGAAGGCCAGCAGCTCCCCGAGCAGAAGTTCCTCATCTTCAGCTACCGCAAGCGCTCGCGCAACCGCATGGGCCGTCCGCTTCTTAAGGCTGTCTTCTGGCCCAGCTGGTTCAAGCGGAACATTCAGCGGCTGTGGATACAATTCGCGGAGAAAGGCCCCGGCACGGCCGTGGTGCATTACAACGATGCGGACAACGCCTCCGAGCGCCAGCAGGCCGTGGATATTGCTCAGTCCCTCGTTGACAACGTCGCCGTTGCGGTGCCCAAGGGCTTCGAGTTTGAGCCCGAGCTGCTCAAGATAGCCCGCGCTCAGGACCCAAAGGTTTACGAGAGCTTCTTCAAGGCGATGCAGTACTCCATCGCTCGCCGGGTGATGGGAGAGACTCTGACCAGCTTTGGCAACGAGGGCGGCGGTGGATCGAAGGCTCAGGGCGAGACACACGCCGACACTTTGGATAAGCGCAGCGTGGAGCTGTGCCGCAGTTTGCAGTCTGTCATCAATGATCAGCTCATCAAGCCGCTTGTGCTGTGGAATTTCGGTCCAAAGGCTCCGATGCCGATCTGGCAATTCGATCTGGAAGAGGCTGAGGATCTGCAGCTCGCGCTTACCGTGGATTCCGGTCTGATGCGCATGGGCAAGAAGTTCACCGTCGGTTATATCTCCGACCGTTACGACCGGCCGCTGACTCCGAATGAAACAGAAGATCAGGAGCTGGTGCCGAACGCGGCCGCGCCATCGGTGTCGCTCACTGACCGTTCCAGCGCAACCTTTGCCGAGCGCCAGGGTGAGGCCGCAATGCGCGCGGAGATGGCGCAGTACGACAAGCTCTTCGAACAATTGCAGGGCGAGGCAAAGGGTATCTTCGCCGCGCGAGTACGGGAGATCGCATCCACGGCCATGCCTCCGAAAGGGGTAGATTTTGGCCAGTGACCAGGTGCGCCTCGGCGATCTGCTGGCGCGCCACTTGGCCGCGTCCAATTTGCTTGGGCGCTTGCACGTTGCGCGATTTGGCATGGTCAAGCTACATCGCCCGGTGCACCTGGCTACCACTTCGCGCCTCAAGAACTTTGCGGAAGAAGATGCCCAGGGCGACACCCTCAACGTCGGCTTTAGCTTCACCCTTCCCCCAACAGGCGCAGTCGAGTATCTACGCAATTTGACGCCCGTGACGCGGGAACTCTTTGACGGCCTAACAAGCCAGTACCGCAACGACGCTTTCACCGTGGCCGGAGTCAGCGATCAGCGCTTGATTGGAAAAATTCGCGATGCCTTGGCCGAGACATTAGCCAAAGGTGGAACGGCGGCCGAGTTCCACAAAGCTGTGGATGCGATGACCACCGAAGCCGGCATTGAAAAGCTGGCCGCATTCGAGCTCGATACTGTCTTTCAAACCAATACCGGCAAAGCCTACAGCGCGGGCCGGCTTGAGCAAATGAAAGAGCCGGACCTGATGGATGCGTTGCCTTATTGGCAGTACTGGACGGTTGGAGATCTGCGCGTGAGGCCGGCGCACGCGTCGCTGGATGGCTTTTGCGCACGCGCTATTGATCCGGTCTGGATGAAAATTTATCCACCCAGTGGCTTTAACTGCCGCTGCTCGGTGATTCCCGTGCTTCCCGAAGACGCGCCTGATGGAAGCGATGAAGGCGGCATGGAACGGCTGCCATTACTAGCCCGGCTTGGAGTGCCCGAGCCCGGCTTCCACACGCTGGCTGGAGTGTAAGTGTTCCAGCTTTCGCGGATGTTTCAGTTACCGCACGAGACGGCGATGCGTCTCGATATGGTGTCTCCATGGCGACAGCGCTCACGAAGACAGTAGATGGCAAGCCGCTCGAATCGAGCGATTTTGCCTACGTGGGAGATCCTGAGGATATTTCCACCTGGCATCTGCCGGTTGACAAGGATCACGTCGAATCCGCATTGAAACTCTTCGGACATGAAAAGCATGTGCCGGAATCGGAGAAAGCCGCCACGGCCCGCAAGATCGCAGCCAAAGCGAAGGATGCCGGCCTGGACACGGATAACTTCCGCAAGACGTATCTCTCCAGCGTTGAGCATGGCGAAGCGCCGCGCCCCTGGATCGAGATCTTCCGCGCCGGTGATTATCGCGGTGCGAACAAAGGCCTCATCACCCGCGCCGATCTGGACCGCGTGGTGCGCAATTACGACCCCACCTATCACGAAGCTCCTGCCACCATCGGCCACCCGGCTGATGACAAGCCGGCCTACGGTTGGATCGAGAGCCTGGCTGTTGACGGCGACAAGCTGCTGGCTAGGGAAAAGCAGGTTGACCCCAAGTTCGACGAGGCGCGCAAGGCTGGGCGCTTCAAGAAGCGTTCGGCAGCGTTCTATTGCGACGCCGACGGCAACATCACGGGACTGCGCCATGTTGCATATCTCGGCGCGCAGCCTCCCGAAGTCAAGGGTCTCCAAGACCTTTCTTTCAACGATCATGGATCGAAGTTCATCGAGGTGGACTTCGGGGAGGATGAACAAGTGGCAGCAGAAAAGACCGTACCCGAGCAGATTAAGGAAGGCGTCAAAGCCTTCTTCGCGGAGATGTTTGGCTCCTCCGCGCCACCGAAGACTTTCAGCGAGGATGACGCCAAGCGCATCGCTACCGAGGCAGCCACGGCAGCCGCAGCTCCGATGCAGGTCAAAATTACCGCGCTGGAGAGCGAGCTGAAGACGCAGACCGCGAAGTTCGCGGAGCGCGAAACAGCAATTGCAGGCGGCGAAGTGAAACAGCGCGCCATGGCCGCGATTGCAAAGCTGAAAACGGCTGGCAAGTGGATTCCAGCTTTCGAGAAGATGGGCCTCGGCCCGGTCTTCGAGGAGCTGGCGAAATCCACCCGAACCGTCGAGTTCGGCGAAGGCGCGGAGAAGCAGACGGTGACTCCGCTGGAGACACTGATGCTCTTCCTGGAGGGGCTGCCGAAGATTGTTCCCGGTGGCCGCGCAGTTGAAGGCACTCCAGCCAGCCACGGAAAGGCTTCAAGTGGCGATCCGCTGACCGACGCGGCCAGGGCGCGCCAGAAGGAAAAGAAGATCAGCTTCAGCGAGGCTCTCTCCGAGATCGCGGAAGAGCGCCCCGAGTTGACGGTTGCCGGCGGTTCGGCTGCTGGGGCGGTCTAGCAAGATTCACCAAGGCCGGCTCTGCTGAATGCAACCGGCCATATCAATTTTGAACTTTCAGCCCCAAGGAGGGCAAAATGGTGAACATCAGCACTGAAACCAAGGGGCCGAAGGGCGTCCAGATCAAGGAAAGCCTGATCCCCGGCGGTTCGTCCGGCTTTACTCGCGGACTGGCCGTTGTCTATGGCACGGATGTCTATCATGCCGCCGTGGCCAGCGTCGCCAACTCCGCCTGCATCGGCATCATCGAAGAAGATGCTGTCTCTACCACCGAGGCGATCTCGGTGATCGAGCATGGCCAGGCGGTGGCCCAGGTTGGCGCCGCCATTGCTTCCGCGCCGCTGGCCCTCACCAACAACGCCGCCGGGCAGCTTGTGCCGGCTACCGTCGGCCAGACGGTTGTGGCCATTGCCCTGGAAACCACACCCAACGCGGGAGATTTTATCTGCGTTTTCGTGCCGGGTCTCTTTGGCCTGGTGGCGGCAATCGCCTAACTAACCTTTTCCGCATGGCGCTCTGCGATGAGCCGAGCGCCAGGCGGCGCAACAAAAAATGTGAACTATCCCGCGCAAGCGGCAGGAGGATGTAAATGGGCGGCTATGTTGGAACGATGCCGGCAGGGGCTCTGAATGTGGCGTTGTCGAACTTCGCCAAGGAGTTCCGCAACAACGCCTTAGTTGGCGAAATCTTTGCCCCGCGCGTGCCTGTGGCGCGGCAGTCTTTCCAGTACGTCGTATGGAATCGCGACGACTTCAAGCTGCCTGGAACCACGCTCCGCGCTCCCGGCGGCGAGCCGCAATCCGTGCGGCGCAGCTATTCCACCGCGCCCTATATGGCGGCGTCTCACGCGCTCCAGGGCGATGTGCCCTTCGAGAGTGAGAGCTATGGCCTCGGCCTGGGCTTCTCCACGCGTAAGCAGCTTACCCAGCAGCTCATCAAACAGATCAATCTCGACAGGGAGGTCGCGATTGCCAAGCTGTTGCTGAGCGAGAGTAATTTCCCCAATTTCATTGACCTCAGCGCGGGGGTAAACAACCAGTGGGATAAGTATCCCGCGGTTCCCGGCGAGGGCACTGACGGTTCTCACCCGATCGTGCAGATCGAGGCGGCCAAGGCGATTCTCCGCCAAGCCGGAGTGCAGGATAACGAGATGACTCTGCTCTTGAGCGATCCGGTTGTGGTCGCGCTGCAGAATCATCCGGACATCATCAACCGCTTCAAATACACGACGCCCGGCTCGATCTCCCCGGATCAGCTCTCGCAAGTCTTCCGTGTGAAGTGCATCCAGGGCAGCGCCATCCTGCTCAACCGGCAGAATGTGGCCTCTTGGGTTTGGGGCAGCAACGCCTTCCTGGGCTACGCGCAAGCCGCGCCCACACAAGACGATGTTTCCTGCGCCAAGACTTTCGTCTGGACGGGTGGAACCGATGGCAACGGCGCCACCATTGCCGCTCCGCCCTCGACCGTGGACGGCTACGGCGTTCTCGAGTGGATCGATCCGCACCTGGCCAAGAAGAAGTATTGGCAGAGCGTGGATTGGTACTACGACTTGCGCGCAACCGCGCAGGAAACGGGTATCCCGCTGCTCAACGCGCTGAGCGTCGCTCCCACCATGGGCGTGATCCCCGGCGACATCGAGGGTTAACCCCGCGCAGGGTAGGCGCATTGACGGGCTGAGGGCGCGCTTCGCAAGGGGCGCGCTTTCAGCAAATCTCGAAACGGAGCCGAAATGGCCAAGAAAAAGGAATTGACTGAAGCCAAAACTGAGCCCGAGTACCGTATTCTCGCCGGCTTCATCTTCAACCACTGCATCTACGTTCGCGGCGGCATCGCGCAGTTCAGTGAGAAAGCCGCGTCGGATCTGATCAAGCGCGGTCTCATCGCACCCGCCAACTAACTCCGGAGAAGCATGGCCTACGCAACCCAAGCCGATCTCGTCCCTCTTCGCATGACGGCGAAGGACCTGACTGAGCTTACCGATGATGACAATACTGGTGAAATCAATACCACGACGGTCACAGCGGCGCTCGAAGAGGCCTCTGGGCGCGTAGAAAGCTATTGCCGAATGCGCTACGTCACGCCGCTACAGCAATCGGATGATGTGAAGGCGCTGACCTTGGATATCGCAGTTTACCTGCTTTTTAGCCGGCGGCGCGAAACAACAATCGGCGAAACCGTGCAGCAGCGCTTTGACCAGGCAATCAGCTTTCTCAAAGATATCGCTGCAGCCAAAGCATCGCTCGATCAACCGTCAACGGCGCTCCAGCCGCAGGTTTCGCTGGGCGGTCCGACGATCTCAAAGAAAGATCGCCATCTTCATTTCAGCGACAAGAACATTGAGGGTTTTGTATGAGCGCGGAAGTCATCCAGATCGACGATGCCAACGTGAGAATCGCGCTGGGAAAGTTCCGTCTCGCGCTCGCGCAGAAGGGCGATCTGATGCAGGAGATTGGCGCGGCAATGCTGGTCTCGATCCGGCGCACCTTTCGCGAGCAAGGGTCTCCGGCAAACTCCTGGATGCCTCTCGCTCCCTCGACCATCAAAAACAACCCCAAAAAATACGGCTCCGGTCACAAGCTTCTGATCGACTCCGGCAGACTACTGAACTCGATCGGCATATCTCAAACGAGCCCCGACAGCGTAACGATCGGAACCAATGTCGTTTATGCGGCCGTGCATCAATTCGGCTCGCGAGATCGCGGCTCGGTCGGCGTGGGCCCACGCACGGAAAAGATGCAATCCGCCACCGTCAAAGTGCGCCAGCATGGCTTTGCGCGGCTTTCTAAATCACTAGGTAAAGGGCGGCTTGGCAATCGCACGATGAATATTCGCGGCCCGCGCAATCAGGTCCGTGGCAGCGTCTCGGCGCACACTCGCCATCAGAACATTCCGGCGCGGCCCTATCTCGTCTTTCGGCCCGAAGATCCTCAGCGCATTCAGAGCCTGGTCAACGGCTACATTCGCCGCGCCAAAGTGCAAGCCGGATTGGGAGGCGAATAATGGGTGCGCCTTCGCAATTCCGAATCGATTATGTTGAAGCTGCGCTGATCACGCTGCTCAAAACCGTGATGCCACCGGCCTATGGCACTTCCGTTGCGCCTGTCCTTGTTGACATCAATTCCGTCAACAGCAAAGATTTCAATGCCCAGGGCCAGCTCGCGCTCAAGCCACCATCGATGCGCGTGCAATTCGGAGACGCGAACTTCGCCAATCTGCGCGACAATCAGCGGCTGACCTATCAGAACGGAATGCTCTTCGATGTGCTCTGCTTCGAATCGAGCCTACGGTCCAAAGCCGACGAGCGGCTTCAATCGCTCGGCCTGGTCGCGGTTGCCCTGAATCAACTTGCAGGCGCACGGCTGGCTCTCGCTGATGGCACAAGCTCAATGCCGATTGAAGTCAAGCGGGTTTCTCTTGTTCTCCCTGATGATGGCGGCCCGGTTGACCAGCTCTTTGCTATCACGATTTCTGTCGAAGGCATCGCTCAATTCGATGGCCCGAATGCGAGGTTTGGACTATGACCACGGCAGCTCCGTCCGATTTTGTTCAAGTGCAACTGTCCGCGGCCGGTATCACTTTCGCCGGCCAGGGCGCGACGGTGCGCATCGCTAACGCGCATTTCTCTTACGTCTTTACGCCTGGTCAACCAGTGCGCGTGCTCAGCAGCGAGTGGCGGCGCGTGCTCTCTCTCAAAACCTATCAGGGCGCTTCAATTCTGGCCCTGGCGCCCGTCCCTGCGCCTGCTGCTTCACAGAAGCCCACTCCCGTGCCGGGACGTGTGATCTCTCCCGCCGCAAGCCACACAGATGCGCCACAACCCACGGTCGAGAAGGCCGCTGAAATTCAAGTCGAGGTGAAGTAATGGCCGGTCCTTTTAATTTTCTTTCGCAATGGAAAACAGCCCGAAACCTGATGCTCAGCGCAAACTCTCAGGCTGCCTGGAACACCGCACTGCTGGATGCTGCTCTCACGCATCGGCAACGATTTGACGGCGCGGCCGTTCTGGAACGTAAGATCACGCGGCGCACGGATATCGCGTATGCCGGCAAAGGGACCGCCTTCGCCACCAACGGCCAAATCACGAGCTATGACACAACCTTGAGCGGATTCAAGGCTGAGCTTTCGCCCTGGCTGGCTGGATATGCTTTGGCGTTTCTGATGGGCACCGACACAGTGGTTGGTGTCGCGTCGCCCTATGCGCACACCTTCACCTTCGACGAGAGCACGCGCACGGCCGTGCCGACGACGATTTACATGGAAGACACCGAGGACGTGCATTACAAGTGCCCAGATATGTGCATCGGCGATCTCACGCTCACAATCAGCGAGATTGGCGCCATCATGATCGAAATCGGCATGACTGGCACCGGGATGCAGATTCTTGGTTCCATGGCCGGCTCGCTGCCAGTTGCGCCCACAGAGAGTTATCTTTTGGGCTCGGATGCGGAGTTGACCTTTGGCCCGGTTGGCGCTACCGCATCTCTTATTGGACGCCACATGAGCACGACGCTGAAGCTGGAAAACCAGCTTGTCGTTCACCGCGCGCCGGGCGGCGGACTTTACGGGATATTCGTTCGCAAGGGCAATCCCAAGTTCTCGCTTTCCACAACCTTCGCCGCCAAGGATTCTGACGACGTTTACACGCGCTTCGCCAACGACACTGCGTGCGATTACGAGCTGGCTGTCAACTCTGGAGCGGACGCTCAGATGACGATTTCGGTTCCGCAGATGCACCTGAAGACCACCAAGCTCGGTTTTGATGGGGATATGGTTGTCTGGCAGGTGGAAAATGACGAAACCACGAATTACCAGGCGGCCGGCGTGCCTCCGATCTCGATTGGTGTGACGAATGATGTCGCATCATATCTGGCGGCTCCTGGCGCCTAAACGGGTTGCTCCTGGGGCGCGTTGATTTACGGGGAACGCGCCCTCTTTTTACCTCCGCAGTGCCCGCGCCACGACTTCGGCACGGTTCGAGGTTCCACACGGCTGCCTGGAACTTCAATCATCAAAAGGGTCCTTCACCCTTGGAAACACAAAATCAAATCACATCACAAAAAGAAAGAAGGACCCATGTCAGCAGCTATCGAACTCGCTCAGCCCCGCGTGATCGCGATTGAAGATCGCGGGAAAAAATACTCCCTCACCATTGGACGCATCCTGAAAAGGCAGTGGCTGCGCTACTTCGAGGGCATCATTTCCACAAGTGAAAATCAGAACGGCAAGCGCGTGGACAGCTTCGACTCCAGCGCCGCGCGGCTTGCCCTGGTCGAAGAATCCCTCATCAATGCCAGCGGCTACGCACTGCCCGACGAAAAAACCGGCATCAGCCAGGTGGACGGCTGGAAGGAACTTCTCCCGCTCTCGCATCGCTTGGGCGTGGCCAACGCCATCATTTTGGTCTCTGCAAGTGAGTCTTCCGAAGATGCGCAGATCATGCTTGGCCAGGAGTCGGTCTTTCTCGATGCAATCTGGAGTGCCGACGACAAAGGCGTGATGCGGAAGTTTCACGGGCTCCGGCACAACTTCAAAACACCAACGGCCGAGCAGCAGCGGCGCTTGTCGCGCGATAACAGCCGTTCGCGCGTGGTGGGCGGCTCGCGCAACGGAAAGACGCAGTGGCTTGGTGCGCAAGCCACATTGGCGGAACTCTATGACGAGCTGATTGTGAGTGTCGAAGGCTATGCCGTGGATGGCAACGCCGCGCTCGATCACGATGCCATCGTCGAGTACATGGACACCTACCACAAGGTCGCGGCCGTGGATATGCTTTTTGCTCCAGCGGCTCCGAAGGTGGAAGAGGATGGCAATTGATGTCTGGCATGACACTGAAGGCGTTCGCATGGCTCTCGAAGAGATCTTCGAGGAAGATTTCGTGCGCAGCCGCATCCACAGCGAGGCCTCTGGAGCAGATCCGGAGACCCTCGCGCGGATGGAGCGCCAGGTGCCACCGCGCACGCTTGCCTGGGGATACTACCGTTTCGGCGAGTACCTGCTTCACCTCGACGCGCTCAAGCGTGCCGGCGTCGTTTTCGCAGCGCGGGATCTCGCGGCCTTTGAAGCAGAGGGGATACTCGCTCTTCATCGAGCGCGTTCTGCTTTTGAAGGGCGTCACCCGGCGTGCAGTTCCTGTGGTATTCGCCAGCAGAACCGCTTTGGTTTCGAGTGCGCAGGATGCGGCGTTAAGTTCCAGCGCAAGAAGAGGTAACCCATGGCGGTAGAATCCAGCGCTGTTCAAATTTCGATCAACGTCGTTGACGCCAATTCAGGCGCGGCAATCGCGGGCGTTGAGCAGAACATCCAGAAGCTCGGAGCGGCTGGTACATCTTCCGGCCAGAAGATGAAGCAGGGCTTGGAGCAAGCCGGGGTAGGGGCACTCTCCGCGCGGGAAAAGACCAGGCTGCTCACCGAGGAGTTCGGAATCCGCATTCCGCGAGCAATGCAGTCGCTGATCGCACAGAGTGCTACCGCGCAGAAGGCTTTGAATGCTGTTGGCTCGGTGATGATTGGTATAGGTGCGATCCAGATTGGTGGAATGGTCTTTTCGGCCATGATCCATGGCGCTGAAAAGCTCTGGAACTCTCTCACGGCACTTCCTAAAGCAGTCCAGGATTACCAAGCTGAAGTTGCAAAAACAAAAGATCAAAACTTCGGTGACACGCATTCGATTGAAACCACGCGCGCACGAATTGATGAGGCTACAGCGGCGGCTGAGCGATACGAACAGCAAATACGAACAATCGAACAAAAAGGCCCGCAATCATGGAGCTGGCGCGCAATTGTCCCTTTCGTGGGCTCTCAGTGGCAAGCAGGCCACGAAAAAGGTGAGGCGGCAGGCAACCAAATTGACGCGCAGAAAAAGCTGGATCAGCTGCAACACACAGCTGAAGCTCAACAAGCGCACGAACAGCGCTTGAGTGATATCGATCTGAAATATGCTGGGAATGTTGGTCTGTCCGGGAAGCAAAAGCATGACGCGGCGATTACGGAAGCGAGAGATCGCGCGCACGAGGAACGCTTTTATGGAAACGAGCAAGACAGAATTTTAGGCAATTCAGTTCCTATGAACGCTGGGGCTGATAAAGAAGCGCGTGAAGTCCTCATTGCTCGAAAGAAGGCCGATGCCGAACTAGCCAATCAAGAAAAAGGCCACGCAGGCGACGCCAAGTCGCAGGCCCAGGAGCTGGCCCGCATCCATGAGCAGGCCTTGGAATCCGGGCTGCGCGGCAGTGAACTCTATCACGCGCAGGAAGCGGCCGCGATTGAAGACCTGAAGCGGAGAGGAATTACCAGCGCCCAGGCCATCGCGGATGTTCACACCAAATTCCATAACGAAGAGATGAATCGTTATGCTGAGATCGATGCGCAGATCACACATCAGCGCGAGCAAACAGAGCTAGCTGGTCTCACTGGATCGGCCCGAATCAAACGGGAGGGAGAAATCAATCTCTCTCACGTTTATGAGCGCACGGACCTCAATTCCGGCCAGCGTCTGGCTTTGGTTAAAACCACCACCGATCAGACTGATCAGGAAATGCGCGCTCAAAACGAAAGGGACTCCGCTGAGAAAAAACGCAACTCCGACGAGCTGGCCGCCAAGCACCAGCACTCTATTGATGAAACCGAGCAAATTGAAGCCCAGGCGCGGGTTAAGTCACTGAGTGCCGAGAAGCAAAAAACCGCGTCAATTAAAGCCGAGCTTGATGAAAAGCTGCGTCGCTATAAAGAAGAACTCTCCGGCCAGGAGGACGCCGAAGAACAATACCATCGCCGCGCGGCCGCTGCACAAGCTGAGGCCAATGCGGAGATGGTAGCAGCAGCTAAAGAAGCCCATGACAAGATGGCCGAGCAGTTCACCCATCTTTTCAAGAGCCTGGATCATCCCAAGGAAGCGCTGAAAGAGCTTGGAGATAAAGCCGCGGGCAATATGGCTGCGACGATTGTGCAGCATTTCCAGACCAAAAAAGGTGGCGCTGGCACTGGCGCAGATTCCAAAGGCTCGGGAGGCCTCTTCGGTGAAGTTTTCGAGGGCTTCGGCTTCGGTAAAAAGAAAACACCTGGCGCGGGGACGGCCGTAAAGTCGGAGATCCCTGGCGTCCACGGCATCGCTCCGATGGCTTCCGCCACATTCTCGATCACCTCTGCGACAATCCACGTTGGCAGCGGGGGCTTTGCTAATAGTAGTGGACCTGGGACGAGCATGGCTGCGACCTCATTCGGCGGTGGTGGATATACTCCTGGTGGCGCTGGCACGACGTTTTACGCACCGGGGAGCACCGGGGCAAGCGGTGGACTAGGAACCGGCACAACAACATCTGACTCGAATTGGGGCACATCAGGACATGTCGGCAGCGTTGGAGCTACAACGCACGAGGATGGTCATACAAATGAGGGCGGCTTTGGTCTTGGCATTGAGAGCCCTTCAGCGACAGCCTCGGGCCGCATTGGCCATGGCATCACTAATATCAAGGATCTCCATAAGATTTACAGACAAGGCAAGCAAGACATCGCCGGTGGCACAAAGGCGAAGTTTAATTTCGGAGGCAGTGCGGGAACTGGAGGGGATGGATCTCAAGAATATGGCATCGTCTCCGGCTCTAAAGCTATTTATCACCACTTCAAGCCCGTCCCCAAAACCGATCAGGAAGCTGGCTATGCAGAGACCCAAAATCCTGATCTGAGTGGAAAATTTGATAAAAAAGGAGACTTCACACCCAAAGGTGGCGGCAACGGCTCGATGACGAGCAGCGGGCTCACTGACGCAAATACGATGTCTGCGGCAGAAGGCGTGGCTGGAATGTACAGCGCTTATGAGAGCACAGGAGGAATGGGAGGCGCAACTACCGGCGCTTTGAGCGGCGCTGAGCTTGGCATGGCCGTGGCTGGCCCTCTCGGCGCGGCGGTTGGCGCAGCGGCTGGCGCGGTAATTGGCTACTTGGGGCCTGGAGGCGCGAAGAAGGCTGAAGAATACGACAAAAAGACTGTCCGTCCACACATCGCCGATACGCAGCAAGCTTATAACAGCGGCTCGATGGATTTTCTTTCAGCCTATTCGGATCTACAAGGCCTGGATGCGGAGGCCTTCAAAACCTTAAGCAAAATGGGGCCTTCCGCCAGGCGCTATCGCAACGATCACATCACTCCGGAGATCAAGCAGGCCGAAGGCAAACTCTCAGCTGAGGAAAAGGCCGGCCGCAGCCAGTACTCCGCGAGCGCAGCGCAATACGCCACTGGCACATCTTATGTTCCCGAAACCGGCTACAACTTGAATCACGCGGGCGAGCGCATCTTTTCGAGCGTGGACAATAGCGAGATCACAAAAGCCGTGACCGAAGGAAATCGCGGAACGATGCCAGCGCAAACCCCGTCGATGGGTGATGTTCATCTGCACGTTCACGCAATTGACGCGAAGGGCGTCGCTGGTTTCCTCGACAAATACAAGCACAACATCCGCTCGGCCGTGAACGACAGCTATGCGGAGAACTCGGGGGGAGGACTCTAATGCCAGCCAGCGACATCCTTAACCCGACAACGACATGGGATGAGTCTATCGAAGATTCGATGACGCCCAACTACGGATTCACGCGCAAGCGCACGAGCACCAAGCTGAACAAAAAGGCCGTCGGCGGCACGCCCTGGACGCGCGAGACGCAAAATACTGGCCATACCTTTTCTTTAAGTTGGACAATGCGCTCCTGGGCATGCGTGCAGCGGCTGAAGTGGTACTACGAACAATACGAGGACGGTTTCTTCACCATCATCGATTGGGACGGCGGAGGCCGTCACTATGTCGGTCGCTTCACATCCGAGGTCATCCCTGTCGAAACCGGCAATGGCATGTGGGATGTCGCAAATGTCACCTTTGAGGAGATCCCACAGCAGGCGATGGTCGAATATCCGAGCGACTGGGCTCACGATGCGATCGCATTCTTCATCAATAACGACTTCGGCGATCAGAAGCTGGCTTTTAACGGAGCTTGGTCGCAGACGGCGCGCACCTCTGTCGCCGGTAGCCAGGGCACGGAGCGGGTAAACCTGGCCACTATTGGCACCGCCTATATCACGATGGATGACGCAGGCGCGGCCGGTGACTGGGCACAATATGAATATCGCGGCTACGGTTTCCGGCTTTATTTGCTGAAAGGTCCCGAGTTTGGCAAAGCTGACATCTTTGTTGATGGTGTCCTCTTGCAAACGGTCGATCTCTATAACGCCGCCGACATTGGACCGCAGATCGTGGTCACGCAGCAGAGTATGCCGCTCGATATCCATCGAGTGAAGGTGGTCTGTGACGGCACCAAGAACGCCGCGGCAACGGGCACCAATGTGAGCTGGTACGCGCTGGAGGTTATGCGCTGATGATTGCCTACCCTCCATCTCTGAAGGCCATCGGTGGCGCTCGCTCGGGCATCGCGCCGGTGAACCTGCTCGATGTGCAGGATGTGAACGGCAACCTTTACTACTGGAGCGATCGGCCGAGCAATGCGCCGGTTGTGATCACAGGCGGCTTGCCTGGTTATGCCTACCCTCCAATTCCGCCCACTTCGAGCGAAAAAGTCGCCTGGGCATATCCGACAATCGGCGGTGTTTCAGGTGAAGGAGATTTTTACGATACGGGCTCAATGAGCGAAAGCGGGTCTATCAAAACGTGCTTTTTCCAGGCAGAGGGTGCCCACCTGTTTTCTTGGGCCACCTTTTCTGGATTTAAAATGCCTACGCTCCCTTCCGACGCCGTGATCACAAGAATTTGGCCGACAGTGATTTGCAATGTTGACGTCTCTGGGGGTGGGGAGCTCATTACCTCAACGGTTTGTAATTTTCCTTCTGGAGGTTCATTTGCTGGAGAATACCATGCAACCAACGCCCTCTGGACGCAGCTTTCAGGATTAACTCCAGAGCAGGCAATCGAAGCGTTCTCCTGGATGCCTGTTGAGTTGGGCGAAAACCGCGCTTCGTGCTTTGCAACTATCTCTTTTATCGGGGTTGCAATTTATTACACGAGTGAGTCTGGAGGCTATGCCGGATGGGGCTTCCCAGGGGAAGCACCATACGGTTCAGGGCCTTATATTCCCTGGCTCGTAGAGGTTCCGAAGTTCACGTTCCATCGTTCTTTGGTGACGGATGTGGGCGCCTTTGTGCTTCAGAATCTCAGTGGGGATTCACTCAGCCGGAATTTTGAAAAGATTGCTCGACGCTCCACTTTAGAGGGTGCATTTTTTGTCTTTCGTTCTTGGCAGGCTGATGCGGAGGCCGCGTGGCTTGAGGTTCATGGAACCCTGACGGTTGATCCGATCGGTGTGGATACAGTGACTCTGAAAGGGACACAACTGCTGAATCCATCGCAAGACGACACTCCGCTCGAAATCTATTCTGAGACCTGCCAGCTTCAATGGGGAGGCCCACGCTGCGGCGCCACCGGTTCGACTGAGTGTCAGTACAGCTATCAGACCTGCCAGGTGCCGGCTCACATCATGGTTGAAGCTAACAGCTACGAAAAGAATTACGGCGATACCGTTGCCAACACTGCCTTCAACATCATCAATCGGAGGCGGACAATCTGATGGCAAACGCTTCCACAACACAGAGCAGCTCTGCCAGCGAGACCACCGGGACTCCGATTCCTCTTTCTTACGGCTATGTCTGGGCCACCGGAAAACGCTCGAAATATTACCAGCTGCAGGATACTGGCGATTCAGTCAACGAATACACGCGCCTCGGACTGTGGAAGCTCGGCCATGGCGAGTGGGATGGCTGCGTTGAGCTTTGGATCAACGATCTGCTGGTTTGGAACGGCGTGAACACACCCGCGCAGAAGGTGATCCGCAGCTACGGTTTTGACTGGCTTCAAGCGCTCGACGGCAACCCAGAGGGATTTGTTTTTAATTTTCACAGCGGCTGCGATTCGACCGTTGGCAGTGAATTGTCTCCCACATCGACAGGCCCGGATCAGGGCCTTGACATTCTCTCCACGCTCTATCCGCCGGCTGTGCAGTGCATCACTGAATCGCGCATTGCCTACTACACGCTGATGCGGAAACAGCCGATTCTGAACCAATCGAGCAACAACGGCAACGATGCGAGCATGTGGACCGACATCGCGCCGGTTGGCCTCTGGCGAGCCTTGAAGTGCCGAATGTTCGATGATGAGGGGAATCAGACCGGCTATGCATTCACGACGAATCCGGCCTGGCATTTCGTCGATGTGCTTCTGCGCCGGAAATTGATGCCCGATTATCGGCTCGATCTGACTTATGGCCCGGATAAAGTGACCCAGGCGGTTCAGAATCGCTTTGACTGGGGATCGATTTTTACAGCTGCTCAATATTTTGATGAGATCCTGCCGAACAGCCGGCGCAGGTTCGAAGGGCATTATTCGTTCAACCAGCAAACGAGCCTGCAAGCGGTCCTTGAGCAAATTCTGATCTGCTGCCGTAGTTTTTCTTCCGAATATGCCGGAAAGGTTTCCCTGAAATGCGACATGCCGAGATCCAGCGTCTTCACCTTCAGCCGCGCTCATATTTTGCCCGGCTCCTGGGACGCAAGTGATCAGAGCCTTCATAAAACCGCGAACCGTTTTATCGGCAAACACAGAGATATTCTGGTCCCTGAATGCTCGCAGATCGCCTCAATCACCTGCACTTACGGCGGAAACCCTGTTGTGACGACGGTCGAGCCGCATCCCTGCGAAGGTGGAGACAGAATCGCAATCGGTGGAACAAATACGACTTATGACGGGCAGTGGGCAGTCTACAGCGTTCCTGCCATCATTAACCCAGGCTCAACGACTGAGGTTGATCCCTCGACTTTGACGCTGGTAAGCAAAGGCACAAACTTCCCCGCGAGTGTTGGTGCTGGCGGGGGCCTCGGCCTACTGTATTCGCGATTTAAAGAACGGACGCCGGAGTTTTGGCACAAAAACAACATGCTCGCGCGCGGTGTGATCGGCCTTGGCATCCCGCTCCAGCGCAATAAGGTGAAGCAGGAACTCGACTTCGCAACGAGCACTTATGACCAGGTCAGCCGGCTCACCTGCTATGAGCGGGATCGGCAGCTCGGAATCGATCAGTCGCCATATATTACGCCTCCATGCGTGAAATTCCGCACCTCGATGTTCGCGCGCGACGCGGCCGGAAATCTGGCTTGCGCCATTGAGTGCGGAGACCACGTTACTTTGGATGATTCGACGAACTTCCAATACGCCGGTGAATATGAAGTGTTGGAACCGCGCACGGTCTATCCGCCGAGCGCCAAAGCCGCTGGTTCGGGCGGTGAAATCTCTCTCAAGCCTGACGAAAACAGCGGTGAGATCGAGTTTTCGCTCGGGCCTTATAACGAAGCGGTCATGTATGACACCAGCGATCCTACGCAGGCTGGCTGGCCGAGTGTGCCGGGCAGTGATCCCGGCAATAGCTCCAGCTTCACAGCGATTCCCCTCGCGGCAGGTAACTTCTCATTTTTCACCGGATCAGGCGCGGGTGGATCGATATTTCAATTGCCGTCTACCGGCTATCCTGTCGGCAATACACTCGCCTGGGCTTCTCCAGAGGGCTTTGGTGGCAGCGGTTGGAGCGGCGCCATGGCTACCATCGAGCTTTGCGATGTGAGCAGTTCTTTTGGCCTCACGCTGAAATACGAAGACAACGACGGGAGTTACTGGATCGGCCAGGCAAATTATGCCTGCCTCGCGTGGCTCAGCGCGGATGTGACTGCTTCGAGCGGTGGCTTGACTTGGGTTAGCTTCACATTGCAAGGCGGTGAAGAGATCGTCTTCGGACGCGGAATCGTCGCCGGCGATGGGAGCTTTACAGTTTCGCTGCCGGCTGGCTTCACCACAGATAAGATGTTTGCCGTCGCGTTTCCTCACGATGGTGTTCCAACTGGCGGCCACGATGCGCACTGGGTTGGCGCATACGTCGATTCCAGCCAGGTTGTTCATCTTAACTTCAAGGATGGCGAAGGCAACGTCTGGCATGGCAACGCCTCGGTTCTCGTTTTTGCCTGGAAGAACAACATGGGAACCTGGACGACTCAAACGCTCGGGGGAGCAAAGTGGGCGCAATGTCCATTGAGCGCTGGCCTGGTTTTCGGCGTTGGTTGCGCCCTGGGCGTAGCGGATGGCTCAACTCTTGAATTACCGGCAGCCGCGGGCGATGGTGCTTCGCTGGAAGCTATCGTGGGCACCAGCGGGTGGGATTATCCAGACAATGGAAATCACGCCCACGGCATCTATGCCGCCTATCTCGACGATAACAACGTCGTTCATATCGAGTTCGGTGATGGCCAGGGGAATATCTGGGCAGGAGCCGCAGACGTTTTTGCGCTCTACTGCGCGCCGGCTTCCGCAGTCTCCGCTGTCGTCAATATCTCGCCTTCTTCGGCCACCATTCCAGCGGCAACTACTTTGCAGTTCTCGGCCACAGTGCTGAATAACGCGAATCAGAGCGTCACATGGGCTGTGGATGGCATCCCAGGAGGCAATGTAACAGTCGGCACGATCGATTCGACGGGCTTCTATTCCGCGCCACCGGCAACAGGCAATCACACTATCGAGGCTACGAGTTTAGCCGTGCCTGCGGCCACGGCTTCTGCGCCAATCACCATTTCCAGCGCCGTCACTTCTGGCGGCGGCTGGACAGTGAACGGGAGCTAACATGCCAACGCAGACGATCAATCTAAATAACTCGGAGCCCGCGGCTCCTGTTGGCGGCTTGAATGTAGAATGGCAGGCCGATGCGCCGTCTCTCGATCCCACTATCGCGCGTAATGTGTCAGCTTATCTTCCAAAGATGGTGGGCGACTCTGGCGCCGGCGGCGTCATGGGCCTCGTGCCTGCTCCGGCCGCCGGAGACGCGGCTGCGGGGAAGGTGCTCAAAGCCGATGGCACTTGGTATGTTCCGCCTGCGACGCCTCTACCGTCCGGTCCTGCCAATCAAGTTCTAGCTTCGCCAAACGGAGCCTCTGGGCTAGCCGCTTTACGTGCTCTTGTTTCCGCCGACTTACCCCTCGCATCTGCCCTGGCGCCAGGAGCCGTCAAACCGGATAACTCTTCGATCACGATTTCGGCGGGAGTTTTAAGCGCTGCTGGAGCTTCACTGCCATCCGGCGCTGCTAATGAGGTTCTAGCTTCGCCAAACGGATCCTCCGGGCTAGCCACCTTGCGCGCGCTGGTTCCTGCTGACTTACCCGTTGCAACCACATCAGCTTTGGGCGCTGTCAGGCCCGATGGCTCTTCAATCACTATTTCGGCGGGGATTATTAGCGCTGCCCCAGGCAGCGGTGGGGGCAGTATTCCAAATGGAATATTTCTTTTCCCTGGAATCCTTGGTTCATCACCAGCTTATCCCACACTTGCAAATACTGGATTATTAACTGCCTTCAATCAGCTTTCGACCTTTTCCGCGATTAATGCCGCTGTCGGCATTTTGTTGGCCGACTCAGCTAACACTGGGAGTGATCATATCGAAGGTGTTGCTTCTGCATATCCATCTATTCCTTTCACACTTACAGCGGTGGTAAACAGTTTTCGAGGACCTTCCTCAGACTCCGCAAATCCGTTCGTCGGCGTAGCCATTTTGAATTCTTTAACTGGTAAATTGATGCGATTCGGAATCCGGTGGTCTGGATCATCAACATACATAGCCCAATGGAACGTCGGGCTCTGGAACTCATCCACTTCTTGGGATGCGGACTTATTAATGACCACTTTTAACGGTAATCTCCTCGGGATCAGAGTGCAGGATACCGGCACAACGTTGAATATCAGTTTTTCAATAGATGGGTACTTGTGGACTCTGGCTTATTCGGTCTCGAAAAGCTCTAGCTGGCTTGGTAGCTCTGGTTTCAATTACTTAGCAGCAGTGCTTGATCCAGTCGGCCAGGTACTCTCTCAAACATTTTTGGGTTGGCAGGTCACCTACCCGTAGAGTCAGGATGCTTCCTTAGGGGTTATCGGTGGCCTGCCGACAACCGTTGGCACATCAACCTTTACGATAAGTGCCACCGGGGCAAATGGTTACCCAGGAAGTCAGGCTTTTTCGATAATTGTAGCCGCCGCCCCGAGTAGCTCTTCTGGGGGTAATTATGGCTGGATTCAGTAATGCTTCTGGCGTGGGATGTGGCGTCCGTTTTTGAGGGTTTTGCAAATCTATGGAAAATGGAATGAACGCGCTCTATTTCAGTATACTGAAACGTAAATCGTTCTTTCACTGAAATCAAACGCGTTCGGCCACAGGAGCGTTCAAGAAAGTACAGGAGAAACTGCCATGCGGAAGCCCTACAACATTCTTGTGTTGTGTACCGGCAACTCGGCGCGCAGCATCATGGCAGAGGCGCT